TTGGTTAGGTCCCAACGGCAACAACGGTTCCCAGAAGAAGACCAATAACATAGTCATCCCCGCTGGCAGCGTCATAGAGACAAATGGCAAGGTCCCAAGCCCCCGCGGTTCCCGCGGCAACTGCGGTCTTTGCGGAGAAGTCCCAACCAATCAAGGTAGCTTGCGTGAATGCAACCGCTCCCTTTTTGAATTTGTAAATTCCCTTGATGTCCGCGGACCCAAGGTCACCCGCTTCAATGGCGGAATTGACAACACCCCAAAGGACATTGTCCGATCCGTCATCCGCAACCTTGACCAAGTCCCCCGCGGATTCCGCGGCAACCGGAGTATGGTCAACATTCAATTGATTTCCATGATGGAAAATCGCTTCTTCCGTTTGGGCCATTTTTGAACCCTCCAAATTTGTTGTTGTGTACTAGTTTGAAACGTTGGGGTTTATTGGTAGATCGGAAAGGGGCCCCGGGGAAGAAAGGGAACCCGGGGCCCCGCTTGCCGGGTTGCTTACGCTCCCGCGTTCTTCACCGCTCCCTTGGGTTCGTTTTGGGCAACGCCCCAATCATGGTAGCTTCTCCATTGCATCCCAAGGGTGTTGAAGTCCGCGGAAGTGGATTCAATGACGGGGGTTTCATTCCCATTCAGGAAGCCAATCACAAACGCGGCAAGGACTGCCGGGTTGGCGAACATATACCATTGGTTGGAGTCTTGACCGGTGAATGCGGTCTTGTCCATCTTGAGAATGTCCGTATTGTTGAGAATCGGACTGACCAAGGGGACATACTTGTTGACATGGGGGTTGCGGGAAATGACCCGTTCCGTTGAACTGGCATCGTCCAACCATTGAACGTTTGTTTCCGCAAACAATTCCCGGGCGTTGACTTCATCTTGGGAGCCAACCAAAATCCGGTCCGGGCTTGTCAAGATGGGTTTGTCATCGTGGGTTTGGTCCCGGAACGTTTGGGCAGAAGCGGAAAGCCCGTCAATCGTCAGATCGGAACCCGCCCCGGTGTTGAGATTGTTGTTGCCAGCGGAGAAGAAAGAACCGGCATTGGCAAGGACAAGTTCCAAGACCGCAAATTCAATCGCCAACGCTGCCAAGCGTCCGAGTTGGGAAGGAATGCTTTGGAACGCGTCAAGGTCATCGTTTATCATGTCCTTCCGCGTCAACGCCAAAATCATTCCGTAGGTGTCCCCTTGGACCGTGAATTTTTGGTCCGAGAATTCACCGTGTTTCAAATCTCCACCCGCCCCAACTTGGTTATATCCTCCGGTGACCGTCAAGCGGTAGGTTGAATGGGGCTTGAAATCGTTCAAGTTCCGTCTTCCGGTTATCCGGTTCCAAATAACCTCTTGGGCGGTATACGCTGCCAGAAGCGTTTTGTTGGCAACGTTTTCCAGGATGTTGGAAACGGCAAGAGTTGAAAACCCGGAACCCGCGGCTTTCAAATCGCGTTCCGCTTCCAGGAAGGTCCGGATGAAATCGTTGGACTTCCGCGGACCCGAATAGTTCATTCCCGCGGCTTGAATGTTCATGTCCATCAAGTAATGAAGACCAACCCCGCGGTAAAGTTTGGAATCCGAAGCTTCAAGGACTTCCGGCTTGAACCAAGTTTCAAGACCATATTCAACCCCGGATTGGTTGGTTGCTTTGAGGGGAATGTCCGCGGCAACGGACCGAAGAATTGCCACTTCCAACGCTTCCGCTTGAACATCCTTGTTTTCCACTTTGACACCTTTGAAGTTGGAGGGGGCGGGGTAGCTTGCCCGTCTGCAAGCCAATTCCAAAGCGTCCGGGGAATCCCCGTCCTTGATTGCCGATTTTTTGGCGGACGTAAGTTTGACTTCCCGTCCCTTCCAATCAATCGTTTCAAGACCGTCCGTCTTGAACTTTGCAAAGATTTCCTTGATTCCATCAACGCGGTCTTCTTCATCCGCTTCCGCTTGACGTTTGGCTTCAAGCTTCTTTGCGGTGTCATCCGCGGGGACGGGGTCCTTCTTCTTCCCGGGAAGCGGGGGCGGGTCTTTCTTTCCCGCTTGAAGAACCATATGGGAATCATAATGGGCCCGAAGCTTTTTGGTTTGGTCTTCGGACAGCGTTTCCGGGTCAAGACTCATGGCTTTGACAAAATCTTCAAACTTCATCTTTGTTTCCTCCATTGTGGAAGGTTTGGTCTTGGCGGAAATCTTTGCGGTTGTCCGATTGTCCGCCCCAAGGACTGTAATAGTAAGTTCTCGAATGACGGATTTTTTGGCAACGATCAAAGGACCCTTCCAAGACTTTCCGTTGACTTCAACTTTGTCCCCTTCATCAACAACAAACCCTTCTTCAATGCTTGCCCCAAGGGAAACTTGAAAAGGGAATCCCCGCTTGGAATCCGCAACATAGGACTTGGCGGTTTCCGTTTCACTTGAAACAATCCCCGCAGCGGCAACCATTGGCCCCCGGACATTCTTTCCGGCAACTTGGGCGGACCCTCCTGCGGGAATGATTGCTTGGTCTGTTGTGTGTCCAATTCTAAGCTTGGTTTCATGGTCTTGAATGACCGGGGTTGTCTTCCGATCAAACCGGGCCCCCGCCAAATCGACAACAACGGGGTGAAAGAAACCGGCAACGGACATGGGCTTTCCGGTGTTGGCATTCAAAAAGAACCCCGGAACTTTGTCTTCCCCGTCCGCGGTCTTTGCTTCAAGGAAATTGATTTCCCCGGACAGAGTCAAAGCGGTTGGGATTTCCAAATTTTTTGCCATGGTCAAACCTTTCAAAGTCAAGCGTTCCCTTTATTGTCCCCATTTTCTGGGGAAGATTCAATATTCTTTCAATTCTAGGGGGTAGCAAATCCGGGCCCGGTTCAATCGTTTTCCGTTGGGGAAACACCTTCCGCAGGAACAACCGGTTCCCCAATTCCGTTTTCATTCCGGAATTCAGTGTCTTCAACAACTTCTTCCCGCCAATCATCAACGTCCCGGTTGAAATAGGTTTCCTGAATGTCCCGGTCCGTCAAGATTCCGTCTTTGCGTTGTTCAATCAAAGCCCGGGCAACCTTCAACGGATCGGTATGCCCAAGGCCAACTTTGGGCCAACGGAAACAATGTTCCGGCATTTCCTCCCGAAGCGTTGGGTTTTGGGTCAAGACATTCCGTTCCGCGGAAATTTCTTCATCAAGGTATCCCGGAATCAACTTGGCTTCATCCCACCAAAGATTTGTCATTGGGTCAAGGACGTCTTCTTCCCCGGTCACCCGGTCTTCTTTGATTCCGTTTTCATATACTTCTTCATCAACAACAGCGGAAGCCATGTTTGAATCTTTGGAAGACCCCGCCCCAACGTTGAAGGGAACCAACAACGGACGGAGGATTTCCCGAAGAAGGGAATCAATGAAGTTATCGTACATTCCCGTTGGTTGCTTTGCATCCATTTGATTCAACTTGGTTCCCCATGGAAGACTTGTAATCATTCCATATTCAACGGGGAAGACATCAAACGGGTCATCAACCAACGGGTTTCCGTTTCCGTCCGTCCAAGCGTTCATATTGGGCGGACCCTCGGATTCAATGACCGCGGAAAAGTCCGCGGCAATTTCCGCTGCCCGGACAACCGCCAATGTGTATCTTCTCATGATTGCACACAAAGGAAGGGACGGGGTTGTTTCCGGAATCCCCCGCAACCAACCGCGGTCTTGACGGAACCAATGAAGGACATACTTTGCGTCAACCCAATTGCCTCCGATCTGCTTTGCAAAGAATTGGAAAAGGTTTCCCGCGTTCCCGGGGTGAATGTTCAAAAGGTAATATTGAAGCGGAACGTCATACGCGTTGAACCGGACCCCGTCAATTTCGTTCATGGTTTCGGAAGGTTTCATATAGGACATGACGTTTTCCGAAGAAACCCGGTCCGCTTCCACACAAAAGAAGTTGAGTTTGACGCGGTCTTTCAAAGACGGGTCTTGGTAGGCAAATTGAAAACCTTCCCCGTCAACGGTCTTGGCAAGCTTTGTCCGCCAAAGTTTGCGTCTGCCCTTGATTGCTTTGAACCAACCCGCCCAACGTCTTTCAATGTGCCGTCTTTGCTCTTTTGACAACCGCTTGTCTGTAATCTTCAACGTTGGTCCGGTCTTGACCGTGTCCCCGGTGATTGTCAGAAGGACCCCTTTCAAATACGGGTTGTTTTCAATCGTTTCATACCGGGAACGGGCCCGAAGCTTTTGACGGACGGAAAGGGAGTTTGCGGAATGGGGGTCAAGGTTGTCCGATTGTGACCAATGGTTTTCATTGGCTGTCACCGTTTGGGCAGCGTCATATTTTGCATTCAACATTTCCCTTCGGAGGGAACGCAATTCCGCTTGCATCTTATCCGTCATACTTGGGAAGGGGGTTCCGAAGCGGTCAACAATTTGGCTTGGCATTGGTTCAACCTTTCATTCCCAACCAACGGGAAATTTGTTTTTCATTCTCTGGAAGAAGTTGAATCAACCGTTCATTGAAAGGACGATAACGGGGAATCAATCGTTCCTTCAACGGGTCCCAACGTTCCCCTTCCCCAGTATTCCGGGAACGCTTGACAACTTTGACCGGGGCTTTTTCCAATCCAAGGAATTCATGAATCTTTTGGATTTCCCCTTCGGTGTCTTCTCTCATATCCTCGTTAAAAAGAACATGAATATTCTTCCGGTCAAATAGATTGAAAATCAATTCAAGTTGGGCAGCGTAGCAACCCCGCCAAAAAGAATCTGCCCGGGCTTTTGGGTTTGTGTGTCCGCTCATTGTTCGGCAGGATATAAAGCGGATGACCGGGTCCCGAAGTGTGATAATCAACTTTGTGTCCGGACAATGTCTTTCCATCAAAATCATTGCCCAAGGGTTGGCCATATAGCGGGGGGACTTTTCCCCGGTCACCTTCCCGGGAATGTCAAACAAGCCCCTATACCAATCAATCCCTTTTGTCTTATACCGGGGCCCATTGTCAAAGAAATGAACTTCCCCATACTTCAACGCAACGGTTTTGATTTTGGGGTGTTGACTCAACATAGAAAGAAGAACGGTTGTTCCCGCTTTCATTGCCCCGGGAATGATGAAGTCCGGACTTCTCATTGGTCAATCCTCATGGACAATCACTTGAACAAGACAAGACGCGGTGTCCGCTTTCAAGTGAACCGTCTTCCCCGGGGATAGCCGAAACAATGCCGGTTCCCCCGGACCCATTCTTCCGTAAGGGTGGAAGACCGCAGCAACTTCCGGACCGTGTTCAACAAAGTTGGTATCATCCAAGTTTTGGAACCGGGCCCAACCCTCGGTTCCCAACGCGGACAAATCCAGATTGACCCCCGCGGTTGGGATTGTGATTGTTCCGGGAACCCCGCCCCCGTCCGCGTTTTGGTCAAGCGTCAATTGGGCTTGCCCAACTTTCCCGGAATCCCATTTTGAATCCGGGTTCTTTGCTTGAAGGGCAGCGGTCACAAATACGGAACCCATTTGATTCCCCTTTCAATCTTGTTGTGTAAACACTTAGTTTTGATGGGGCCCGGGTTTGCGGTTTCCGTCTTGGGGGAAAGACGGGTTCCGGCATAGGACCCGCCCCGGGCCCCTTGTTTTAATCGGTGACAATATGTCCTTGGGCCATAACATTGAAGACTTCCAATCCGGACAAATCATCTTGAATTAAAATTTCCAATGTTTCCCCGGGTTGTAAGCGTAAGGTGACACCGTGTTTTGATTGCCCGGCATAAGTATTGCGGAAGCGGAAACCTTCACTTCCCGCGGGGGCTTTATCTGTATAAGCGGTATCATAAGCCAACAAGCCAAATTCCCCGTTGGTTTTCACGTTCCATATGTTATTGATTTCTCCGTTGTTTTGACGGAGAAGAACCCCGTTGGTCAAACCCCCGGCAATGTCCCCAAACTTGGAGTCATCCATTGTTCCGGTTGTTTGTATATACCCCATGATACGCGTAATATCAACAGCAACACCCGTTCCCGCCCCAACCGGACCAATCTGGAAAATCTGCGGGGAAGCCCCGGTTCCGGCAACCGCCATATTTTTTGTTGCTGCCAAAACGGTTGTTGTTGCCTTGTCCCAATCCCGGTCAAGCGGGGAATCCAATGTCACTTGTTGGGCAATGACAATGTCAACTTGTTCCCCAAAATAGAATTGTCCAGACGGGTCAAACAAACCAACAACCGTTCCGACATCGAAACCGGTTCCCATGACTTAATTCCTTTACCCGTAAGCATCCCATTTAATAGCAAGGTAATCAATCATAGCCAAGCGGGTATTGTCATCCGGCCAACCCCCGTCCAAGACAACAAATTCACACATAATCCCACCAAAGTCATTACCATAACCAACGGAACCACCAATGAATAAACCTTGAAAAGGTTTGTTTCCAGTCAATGGCGGGGTTGTACCATTCCACAAATTCCTTCCACCTTTCAAAAGTGAATTGGTTTTATCATACCCGCCCCACATAACGTGGAATTTATCCGCTGCCCCTTCTGGAAAACTTGAAGTTGTAGCTACATTTTTTGAAAGCCAAGCATTAGAACCCCCTTCAAGTCTTGCCGAAAATGAACCCGCAGAAACGCTCCGTTCATCGAAGATTTGCATTGACGCGGAACCAAGAACGGGTTTGAAGACCGCAAGCCAAATACCATCAAAGTCGGTTGTCAATACAACTTGGGACCCGGTTCTAATAGCCCCATTATTTGTATTAAAAGACATACAATCTAGCCCATTTTGACTCACCTTCTGCGGGGCTAAATTGATGATGTCCAAATCCCAACCGCTTGCGGACCCTTTACTTTGCCATTCAACAAGATTGGAACCACTCCAAACCATTGTTGATTCGTCAAAATGAATGTCCGCATCATCAAAGGGATATGGGGGCGGACCGCCCCCGGCAACTTCAACCGTTGGAAATCCGGGTCTTCGGGAACCCATTGAAGGGTTAGTCCGGGGATAAAATCTTTTGCTTCGCATTGTGACCGCTCCAAAGAAGTTGACGGGGAAGACGGTCAATCAATATCCGTAATAGGTAACGTTCAAGATTCCCCCCGCGGTGTCTTCAATGAACTTGATGTCTTCCAAATTCCCAACATACCAAATCGTTGAACCCGCGGACAGCGGCATTCCGATTGCTGCGGTTGGGTTCGTTCCGTCATCCCGCCAACGGACACCTTGGGCTTCCGCTTCAATCAAAGCAAACCGGGCAAGGTCCGGAACGGTCAAAGCGGTTGCCGACGAAAGGGAAGTGATTTGTTGATAACCCAACGGGGTCAAGGGTTCATCGGCAACGCGGACGGATTTGACGGGGGTGGAATCGGGTTGGTCAACCATGGATATACCTTCTTTGAAAATGTGGGGTTTATTGATGAATTAGAATTCAACCCAACGCGGTTGGCGGTTTGCTTTTGGCAATCTTCAAACCCCATGGAACCGCGTTCAAACTTCCACCTTTGGAATATTGGTCAAGTTTGATGACGTCATCCGCGTCCCGTTCCTTGACGGTTGCTTCATCCGTCTTTGTCAACTGCGGGGCTTTTGCCAAATCGTCAAGTTCATCTTCGGTCAAAGCCATTGAACCAACTCCCAAGGGGGAAAGAAAAAAGAAGCTTCAACCCTTATTATACGGAAGGGGGAATTCTTCCGGAAGCTTTTTCCCGTTCTAGGGGGTAGCAAAACAGCGGTCAAACAAAAGGGTTCTTTGGAAGTTGTATGTCATTTTCTGGGGAAGAATCTGGGCCCGGTTGAAGCGTTGGGGGTGGGTTGTCTTCCGGATTGTCTTCTTCTTCGGTTTCAATCGTGAAGAAAACATGACCGCAGTTTCGGCAAATTCTTCTTCTTCGTTGGGACTTCTTCATCTTCCCCTTCCAGGGAATTTGTCTTTCATAGGTATTCTTTGCGGGGCAATGTTTGCATCCGCAGATTTTGCATTCAATCGCCATGGTCAACCGCCCCTTCTTTTGCTTGCGTAAATGTCGGAATACTTTCTTCGGGTTGGTCTTGTGACCGCGGGTTTGTCTTCCCCATCGGATCGGACGCAAGCCCCTTGCATTGACGCAACAACAACGGAGCCAACAAGACAGTCAAGCCAATCATTATCCGGTCTTCCTTCCCGTTCCTGCCACATATCCTTTGTCAATCCCCGGGCATGAACGGGTTCCGGATATTCCGATGAACAAATATGATTGGCAAACATGGAATGAAGTTCCGGAGGGGCTTCAAACATTGCAAAAGAACCGGGGGCCCCCATGGGTGAAGCCAACCGGGAATGAACAAACGTCTTGACCCGGTTGACATCTGCGGTTAAATGATACAAGCCCATTGGGTCCGGTTTATAAACCCAAGACACTTCTTTGACTTCCGGGTTGACTTGGTCTTCAAACAACCAACCGCGGGTCCGCTGGAATTCCTCAAATTGTTTTCGCGTTGGGGGCATTGGTTGCCCGTAGTATGGCAACAACTCATTCCGTCCGGATTCCCGGATGAACCGCTTCAAGGTTTCGGACGCTTTCCCCCAACGGGTGTCAATCGCAAGCTTGGGAATCCGGACCGGGGTTTTGTGTCCATCGTCCTTGATGAAGTCTTTCCCCAAAAGATATTTCACCCCTTCCGTCAACGCATGATATATCTTGGCTTCAAAGGGGGCTTGAATCTTCCCGGATTTGTTTTTGATTGCCTTGGAACGTTGGTCTGGATAAGCGTCAAAGAAAAGCTTTGTCAACAATCCCCAACCCTTGGTTTGATGTTTCTGGAAGTGAAGGGCAGGGACTTCCGGAAAAGTTCCATAATCAATAATGAATCCGGTAAAGTTCCGTTGGGTTGCCAAGACGGACCAAAAAAGAATTTCATCTTGGACATCCATGAACGCGGCAAGGATAGAACATTCCGCGGGGATATGCCCCCGGGATAGCTTGACGGTCTTTTCCGCTAATTGGTCTGCGGTCAACATTGAAACCGATCCGTCTTCCCCCAAGCGTCTTGGGCGGTTTTGATATTCGGAAACAAACGTCAACCCGTTCATCATCCGCAAGTTCATTGCGTGTTGTTGGGCGGAAACTTCGATCTTCCGGTTGTATCGTTCTTCCCAAGATACCTTGAAACCTTTGTCCATCTTCTTCCGGTTGATTGCGTAGTGTTTATTGGCCAACCGCAAGTCCTTGTATAAACGCAAAGATTGTTTCCGAAGTTCCCCGTATTTGTTCCAAAGTCTTCCTTCTTCGGAATCAAGAGTTATATCATTGTCTGTAATTCCATTGGGCCAACGGACAACCATGGAACAACGTTCCCCCCTCCATTCCGGCTTGGCGGTTTGGTCAAGGTAAGTGTCTGAAACATCCCCTTCCCGGATGACCGTCATGGGCATTATTGCGGCAATCGTTTCCCCGGGACCCGCCAAACCTTGAACCGCTCCATCAATTAAACGGATTGTCTTTTCACAAGCTGCGGGGGATTCTGCCCGTTGGTCTTTTTGAATGTCATCCAATAACACAACATCCGGTCTTGGTTGTTCCAATAGAACCGGGTGAACTTCCGCTTCACCCCGGATTGACCCTTCAATTCCGGAAGTGGTTATGATTGTTCCCGCAGAATTGACAATGAAGCTGTCAAATTCTTCAAGATACCGGATTGAATCCGGGCAATGTTCAAGATATGGCTTGGCGGTTTCTTCTGGAAGAAGTAAGCAAGGATAGCGGATTGAATCGGAACCCCATTCAACATGGGTTGGTTCGCCAAGATACAATTGACCCTTGGCAAGTTGGAAACGGTTTTCAAGTCTTCGGAACGGATAACCAACTTCGGGGAAGTCTTGTTGAAGAAGGGTTGAACGGAACCAATAGGTTTTGATGAACTCCAATGTTTGAACCGCTTTTTGTTGATGACTCCCCACAAAGAACGGGAATCTTCGGTGACCAAACGCGGTTCCCCAAATCATGGCGGACCGGCAAAGGGCAGTTTTGCCCCCGCCCCGCGGCATAGCCAACGCAAACATTCCGGATTCAATGAAGACCGTTTCAATCGTTTTGATACAACGCTTTTGGTCTTCGGACCAACCCAAATAGAAAACCGGGGAAAGGTAGGTTTCACAAAACAATTGAAGGTTGTTCCGGCAAGCTTCCCGTCTTTTCCAATTGACATCTTCAACCGGCAAAGGGGCAATGTCCCGGGCAGTCTTGGAAACGCGTTCCTTGTATATATTGGAACGTTCCCTTCTTCGGATTCCCGCTTCATTGTCGCCAAGCTTTGGCGGGGTCTTCTTCGGTGTCTTGTCCGCGGTCTTCTTCGGAACTTTCTTCTTCGGTGTCTTCTTCTTCCGGGGAACCCCGTTGGCTGTCAAACCTTCCTTCTTCAACTTGGCTTTGACCCGCTTGGAACGTCTTCCTTTGACCGGATAGGTTGTCTTCCGCTTGGGGGCTTTCTTCGGTCTTCCCGTCTTCTTCGGTTTAGCTTTCTTCACCTTTGGCATCTTGGGAAGCTTGTCTAGGGGGACGGTTTCTTTCTGGGGAGAATTGGCCCCCGTCTTCGTCTTGTCCTTGGAAGCCCGGGAAGGGGTTTTCCGGGGCTTGGCTTTCTTCGGTGTCTTCTTCCCGGCTTTCTTCTTCGGACGCTTGCCCCGGGCCCGGACGGGCTTCTTCCTGCGGTTTCCGGGGTCTTCTTCGGGAAGTTCTGCGGTCAGTAATTCAACCATGATTATTGTCAATTATTTCTGTTTTAATTGTCATTCATGACACCCCAAGAAGGGGGGTCACTCTACAGAGGGGGGACAACTCCAACCAAACCTTGAATCGCATTAGTAGCCCTCTGGGTAGAATCTGTAGAGTTCGCCTCGACTGTCATGGTACAAGGTCCATGAGCCATCTCCTTCACCCTCGAACTCAACCAAACCATTCTCGAAGTCGACTTCGGTGAACTCGCCGCTGTCTAGCACCCATTGCATGGGATCATCGGTTTTGCCGAGATTGTCATAGTCCTTGAAGATGTCGTACTGGCCTTTCGGCGGCTGGGTGACTGGGGGCGGCTCTTTGCTCGGCTTCGGGCCCATAGCGCTATATCCCTTCAGCCAACCGTTTGCCTCTGTCAGAAACTCATTGAAGTTGCGTCTCATAATTTTCCTCACGGTATGTAGTTGACTTGTCGATAAACTGATTATGGATATCTGGGGTCAAATCACAGCAATAGGTCGCACGGGCTTCTTCCTGCGGTTTCCGGGGTCTTCTTCGGGAAGTTCTGCGGTCAGTAATTCAACCATGATTATTGTCAATTATTTC